TATGGTAGAGGATATGTAGAAGAATTTTTAGGAGATTTAAAATCATTAGAAGGATTGTCTCAAGCATTAGTAGAATCTGCGGCGGCTTCAAGTAAAGTAGTATTTATGGTAAGACCAAATGCAGTAACTAGAAAAAAAGATTTATCATTAAGTAGAAATGGTGACATCATTACAGGAAGCAAAGATGATGTGTCTGTATTACAAGCAGAAAAACAATATGATTTACAAGTTGTAGAAAGAAGTATACAAAAATTAGAAGAAAGATTATCATTTGCTTTCTTATTACATACAGCAATACAAAGAAATGCTGAACGTGTAACTGCTCAAGAAATTAGATACATGGCTGAACAATTAGAAACAGCAATGGGTGGTATATATTCTTTATTATCACAAGAATTTCAATTACCATTAGTAACTATTCTTATGAAAAGAATGGAACAAGCAAATGAAATACCATCATTACCTGAAAAATCAGTAAGACCTACAATTATTACTGGTATTGAAGCATTAGGTAGAGGAAATGATTTACAAAAATTAAGAGAATTTGTAGCTGAGATAGGTAACTTAGCTCAAATAAATCCTGCTGTTGTGCAGTCATTAAACCCAGACGATTTAATTAAGCGTATTGCTACTGGTTTAGGAATTGAAACTGAAGGTTTAATAAAGTCACAAGAACAAATGGCACAAGAACAGGAAGCTCAAGAAGAGCAAATGCAAAATGAGCAAATGATGCAAATGGCTGAGAAAGCTGTCGCACCAGTTGCTAATAATGCAACTAAACCACAACCACAATAGAGGAATAAAAAATGGTAGAAACAGTAGAAATAAAACAACCAGAGACTACTAGCGAAAAGCCAGTAGAGGAGAAACAGTCTACACAAAGTGTTCAAGGTTTACCAGAAAAATTTAAGTCAGTTGAAGATTTGGCAAAAAGTTATTCGGAACTTGAAAAAAAACTTGGTGAACAATCTCCAAAAACAGAAGAAGTTGACCCAGTTAATCAAGCAACTTTAAAAGAAGAAGAACCTAAAGAAGAACAAAAAGGTGAATTAGATATAGCTGAGAAAGCTGTTGAAAATGCAGGTTTAAACATGGATAGTTTAGCTGACGAGTATGCACAAAATGGTAAACTAGATGACAAATCTTATGACGCATTAGAAAAGTCAGGTATTCCAAAAGAATATGTTGACCAATTTATTGCAGGACAAAAAGCTATTGGCGACCAACAAACTTCAACCGTTAAAAATATGGTAGGTGGTGATGAAGCCTACACAGAAATGGCTGAATGGGCGGCAAGTAATATGTCTGATGGTGAGAAAAAAGCATATAACACAGCAGTAAACAGTAAAGATATGGACACTGTTAAATTAGCAGTTGATGGTCTTAAAGCTAAGTATGAATCAGCAAATGGTTCAGAACCTTCTTTAACACAAGGCAGAGCTACGCCTACTCCTGAACAAGGTTACGCATCTTGGGCTGAAGTTACACAAGCTATGTCTGACCCTAGATATGCTAAAGACCCTGCTTATCAAGCAATGGTTAAAAACAAAATATCTAACTCGGAGTTATAATATGATTGCTTGGTTACATGCGTTAAAGAAAAGGTATGAAGCTGATGAAGCTGAACATACTGCAACAATAGATACATTTTTACAAAACCCTGTGGGTGTTGCTGACCATGATAAGTTTATGGATATATTGAAAGATAGATTTGATAAACGAACTCATACAAAATGTTGTCTTAAACAAATAGATGACATTATTGAAAAATCAAAAGTACCCCTAGTAGATAAAACCAAAAAGGAAAAATAAATATGCCAATGGGAAAAGGAACTTATGGTTCTAAAAAAGGAAGACCAAGTAAAGCATTAAAAGGTGGACAGAAAAGATTACCTGCCGCTTTAAAATCAAAAATAATGAGTAAGAAGAAAAAAGCATAATGGCAAAGAACGGATTATACGCAAACATTCATAAGAAACGTGCTAGAATTAAAGCAGGTTCAGGTGAGAAAATGCGAACAGCAGGTACTAAAGGAAGACCTACTGCTAAACAATTTAAAAGAGCCGCCAAAACTGCGAAAGCATAATGGTTGCTAAAAAATATCAAAGTCCTTCTGGTGGCTTAAATGCTAGAGGAAGGGCTTTTTTTAAAAGTAAAGGACATAACTTAAAAGCTCCAGTGACAGGAAACCCTAAAGCAGGTTCAAGAGCCGCAGGAAGAAAAAAGAGCTTCTGTGCCAGAATGAGTGGAGTATCTGGTGCTATGTCTAAGAACGGAAAACCCACTAGAAAAGCACTAGCTTTAAGAAAGTGGAACTGTAACTAAAAAAATAGTTGTGCAACGCTTATGCGTGGCAACTGCCAACTTTAATTAGCCAAATAACTTGACCTACTGCGGTAGACAATCTTGACTAAATAACTGAATTGAAGAGGCTTTTATAAACTAAGTCATAAATCACAAAGGAGACAAATATGGCAAACGCAACTCCAGTATCAGTTGGAAGAGTGAATGCAGGTGGTTCAGAAGACGCATTGTTTTTAAAAGTATTCGCAGGTGAAGTAATTACTTCATTTGATAGAGCTTCAAAAACAGCAGGTGCAGATATGGTAAGAAGTATCGCATCTGGTAAATCAGCAACTTTCCCAGTAATGGGTAGAGTAGCGGCGGCTTACCACACAGCAGGAGCAGAAATCAACGGTTCTGACGTAAATCACAACGAAAAGGTTATTACAATTAATGACCTTTTAACATCTTCAGTATTTTTATCAAATATTGAGGAAGCAAAAAACCATTGGGACGTAAGAAGTGCTTACTCACAAGAAATAGGAAGAGCATTAGCTTTTACTAAAGACAAGCACATTTTACAAACTATTGGTCAAGCATCATTAGCATCAGCTAACGTATCTGACAGTGGATATGGAGCAGGAGCAACTATCACTAATACTGGTATCGCTTCAGCAACAGACGCTACTGCGGCTAACGCAATGATTGATGCACTATTTGGTGCGGCAAAACAATTAGATGCAAACTACGTTCCTTCAGAAGGCAGAAAATGCTTTATGAGATTGGAAGAATACTACAAATTAGCAAACGCTACAAACGCAGTGAATGTTGATTTTAGTGGTAACGGTTCAATCGCTGAAGGTAAAGTGCTTAAAATTGCAGGTATTGAATTAGTACCTGTTGCACACTTTGTAGCTTCTAATGTAAACTCAGGCGTAGACCAAGGTTCAGCTACAGCAGGTGGTTCAAACCCTCAAGCTGTAGACTTAACTAACTACGTTGCTCTAGTATCACACCCAAGTGCGGTTGGTACTGTTAAGCTAATGGACTTAGCTGTAGAGAAAGAGTATGATATAAGAAGACAAGGTACGTTAATGGTTGCTAAATATGCTATGGGTCATGGTGTATTAAGACCAGAAGCGGCTGTAGGCATTAAAGAAGCGTAATCGTTTCTTTACTTATACTTAGATTAGGGGGAGTCAAATCCCCCTTTTCTATTTTTAATTTAAAAGGATAAAATGACAACACAAATTATACCAACTACTGAGTTACAAGCAGTAAACACTATGTTGAGCACTATTGGAGAAGCTCCAGTAAACTCAATTACAGGGACAACTACTGTAGATGTATCTGTCGCTAAAAATATCCTTGACGAAACATCTATGTCAATCCAATCTCAAGGTTGGAATTTTAACACACACACAAATTATAAATCATTATCTTTAGATAGTGATAACAAAGTTCCTTTACCTGCAAACTGTGTAAAAGCAGATGCAAACCAACAATACAGAAATTACAATTATACAATTAGAAATGGTTTTTTATATGACATGGAAAAACATACTGATGTATTTACAAGTGCACCTAGTTCAGTTGACTTAGTCTTAGTTCAACAATTTGAACATCTCCCAGAATACGCAAGACGATATATAACAATGAAAGCATCAAGAAGATTTGCGTCAAGATTTATAGGTGACTCACAAATTACAAAATTAATTGGTCAAGATGAAAATGAAGCATTAATGTCATTTCATCAAGCAGATTCTCAAGAGTCAGATATTAACATTCTTAATGGTGATTCAAATACGTTTTCAATAATTAACAGAACAACTAGAAGGACTTACTAATGGGTAGTGTGGTATCACAGTCAATACCTAATTTTCTTAATGGCATGTCTCAACAGACACCTACTCAAAGAGGAATAAATCAAGGTGAAGACCAAATTAATTTTCAAAATAGTATAGTAGAAGGTTTATCTAAAAGACCTTCATTAGACTATGTAGCAACTTTAGATTCTACTAATTTATATTCTAATAAAACTAAATTTTGGTCTATTCAAAGAGATGAGTCTAACCAATATATTGTAGCTTTTTATAATGGTGGAGTAAAAGTATTTGATTTATTAGGTAATGAAAAAACTGTTACTGTAGCTAGTGGTTCAAGTTATCTAACTTCTACAAACCCAAAACAAAATTTTAAATTAGTAAACATTGCTGATTTTACTTTTATTGCAAACACAGATACAACAGTTGCGGCAGATTCAGCTACAAGTGCGGCTAAAGTAGAAGAGTTTTTAATAAATGTAAAACTAACAAATTATGGTAGAGAATATAAAGTAGCATTAAAACACCCTAACATGGCTCAAGAGTTAGAAGTAAGATTTCAACTTCCAACTGGTAATAATGCTTCTACTGATAGTAAATTTAGAGACACAGATAAAATTAAAGATATACTTTTAAATGGCACAGCAAGTTCTCACTATGATAGTAGTGCTGATGGTATTGGATTTAAAACTGTAAGAACAGATACAGGAGCAACCGTTTCTAGTTCACAAGGA